CTTGTTTTGCTGTGCATGGTGATGAAGTTACTTATAAACTGATTACAGATACATCTACAATTCAAGAATGGCTTTCAAAATTTCCGATTATGGAATGTACGATTGTATATTGGGTACTAAAATCCAAAAGCCAAAAACTCATTCAGCGAGATCCGGAATGGTGGCCAACACACTTCCCTGAAATGAAATCAACATGGGAAGAAATTCTAACACACCGAGAGGCCGGAACACTGCCTACTGCGCCAACTACCATTTTACAGCTATAATGGTTATTAAATAAAATGATCATTTGCCACAAAAACGATCTTCAATTATTTACTGAATTTGTTGATACATTGACAGATTCGCCATTTATTTATGATGATACTACTGTTCCATTTGTAGATCCTCAAGATGTTATGTGTATCAAAACAGTACCCAAACTATTTCCTGCTGGATCAACAATCGGGTTTATAAACACCGGATTGCTAGATAAAACATACCAAGAAAACTGTAAACTTGCAACTAAAATTTACGATATTTCAGAAGAATATGCTAAGGCATCTAAATCAACTTTTTTACCGTACAAAGAAAACCCAGAAGAAACTCAGCGTCTCAAAAGTTATTTGAATACTACCAAACTATACGATATTGCAGTAGTAGGTAAACAAACTGAACATCGTGATCGATATGTAAATACACTTCGTCAGCATTTTAAAGTAGATTATATCACAAACTTGTATGGCGAAGATCGTGATAAACGAATTGCTAAATGTTCTGTTCTTGTAAATTTGCACAAAGATGCCAAACCTTGTGCATATGAATCAATTCGATGCGAACGATGGAAGTATGCAGGTATGCCAGTTTTGTCTGAAGAATGTACTACAAGCCCTGAAAAGGTACAAATTATTACTCTGGCTACACTTTTGAAAAAGTTGACTAAAGTCATCACGAATCCAATTCCTGATTTTAAGATTGGTCTTTGTATGATTGTTAAAAATGAAAAACATATTATTCATGAAGCTCTAGAATCTACATTGGGATTGATTGATACATTTTGTATTTTGGATACCGGATCCACAGATAATACAATTCAAATCATTCGAGATTTTTATAGTAAGGCAGGAATTGAAGGTATCGTTCATGAAGGAACATGGAAAGGCTTTGGACCAAGTCGTACGGAATCTCTAAATCTTTGCAATGGATTGATGGATTATATTTTAGTCATTGATGCAGATGATCTTATGGGATTTCCAAAAGATGCTAAGAAATTCTTATTAAATCTTCTACATTCTGCTCGTCCAAATGCATGCAATATTCAAATTCGACGTGGTACACTTGAATACGAACGAACTCAAATTTTTAAGGCGAATGATAATTGGAGATACGTAGGAGTATTGCACGAATACCCTACAAACGATAGTAAGACCAATATTATTGTTCGTCTACCAAATGAAATTTATATGGTCGGACGTACCATTGGTGCAAGATCTCTTGAAGAAGGAAATAAATATAAGAAAGATGCAGATGCACTACTTCTTGCATTAAAAGATGAACCTGAAAATGAACGTTATATGTTTTATCTAGCACAATCCTATCGAGATTGTGGGATGATCCCAGAATCAATTGAATGGTATAAAAAGAGATTTGCAGTAGGAAAGTGGCAAGAAGAACAGTATATTAGTGCTTTGAATCTAGCAAGATTAACAGGTGAAAAAGAATGGGCATGGAAAGCACATGAACTTTCTCCCATTCGGTCTGAATCACTGGTGGCTCACGTAGCGATCCGCAGAATGAAACGTGATGTGAACCATGAAGTTTTGAGTATGATCTTGTATGCATCTTCCATTGCCAAACCAGTTGGAAATGTACTGTTTCTAGAACTAGATACATATGAATGGAGAGTTTGGGATGAACTTGCAATGATCTCTTTAATTTTAGGAAAGCGCGAACTTACCAAGATGGCATGCACAAAACTTCTCAAAGAAGGAAAGTTACCTGCTGATCAGGTTGATCGTGTAAAAGCAATTTTTAAGCATGCGATTGGAGCTTAAACCATGAATGAATGAAATGCATTCACTTGAAAGGCAGATGGGATCCCTTGAATAGGTACACTGGGTCCAGGGGCAGGTGGAACATGATTTGTTTTTTGGTCGTACGATGAATGACGTGTATCTGCTGTACGTTTTACACCTGTTTGTTCTAAAAATTCAGGAACAAATGGCTCACGATTCATGTATAATACTCCAAATATTATGGCACACCCAACTAAAATTGCGAGAATAGGAAGTCCCTTCATTTATACATGGAAAATGGAAAAGAGTTTTCGTCTCTGAGTGTATGATAAAATGGAAGAACGAGCAATTGAAACGCTTAAGAAAATGCTTACTCTTCGTGGAATTAAAGTAGATGTGCCTGAAATAGTCACACCTTTAGATGATACACGCATGTACAATTTTGGAGGTGTGCTTGTGATCTTCAGTGAAAAAAGTCGTATTAGTGATAGTAATTTGACTAGCTATATCAAATTTGCAGAAACAAATAGTTTTACTGCAGGAACTATTGTTGTATCACAGATCCCGTCTTCTGATCTAATTGTAAATATGGTTCGGGAATACATTAATAATCCTAAAAATCCTCTACTACAAATCTTTGATATTCGCAGACTTCAATTTGATATTACAACACATGTCAAAGTTCCAAAACATAAAATTCTAAATCAGCAAGAAATTTCACTTTTGGAAAAAAAGTTTAACATTATGGTTCCTAAAACTCAACTACCATGGATTGATTCACAAGACGCAATTGCTAGATGGATTGGTGCTAGACCTTCCGATGTTATTGAAATTACACGCTTTTCAGAATCGTCTGGAGCAACTCCATACTACAGATATTGTGTTGCGAATGTTCTCGACACATAATAAATGTTAGCTGCAAAGAAAGTGTATGAAGATAATTTGTTAGAGTATACACGAACTAAAAATATAGCATACAAAAAAGTAGCAGATGAAGCACTTGCTAGAATGAATAAAATGGCATTAGATCGTGAAAAAGATAAATTAGTTGCTGCAGAAATGCGTATGCCTATTACTCAGCCGTATTTTATTGATTGGAGATATTATGCTATTGTGATACTGGGAGTGGTAGCGTTGGCAACGAGGGCATAGATAACCATACAATATAACTCAGTATAATCACAATCCCAATTCCTAGAAGAGCAATATAAAGATTAAATTGGAAACGCATGTTTTTAATTTTATCTTGATCTTCATTCAGTACCATTTTTAAGGTTTCAGTCATATCTTGCGATTGTTTGATTTTTGTGTACTCTTCTTGATATTTTTGAAGATCGTCAGTTAAATGTTGAATTTCAGATGGATCATAAGTATCACCTGTCTTTGCAACAAACGCCCGAACTTCAGACGCTAAATTGGAATTAATTTCTAAAATAGTGTTGATTAATTGTGATTGCTGTTGTGGATCTGCTTGTACTGCTGACCGTAATGTACTTGTATATTTATTTTTTAACTCAGAATACTGCGTTTCAAATTCCTTTAAGTCTGCGTCACGTTGTATTTGATAAGCTTTGATATCCATTACTTTTTATGTCGATAATAATAAATGCCGACTGTACTTGGATCTTCTGGAAAGTTTGGAACATCTATGGACTATTCTCAATTTCTTGAAATAAAGCGCAAATCCAAGACTGTACAACGTCAAAATACAAAGACCCCTGACGGAGATCAATTTCAGAAACCTGCGTTCAACAAAGATCGGGTGGGAGGAGGTCAAACTGATAATGGAGCTGTAGATTATTATATGGTCAAAGGCCTGAGCACAATATATAAAAGACAAAACTTCCCTTAAAATAAGATGAACTTTACAGAGACATACGACTCTATAACTGATCAAGTGAATTCAATTATATCAAGTCCAACCACATGGACTTCAATTCCGGGTGGCCTTGATAAAGTTTCAACTTCTTCAATGGGGTTTGTATGGGGTATTAAAGGCGGCGAAGTATTTGTTTGTCAACTACCCTGTAATGGACAGTGGAAAAAAGTGGATTTAAGCAGTGGCAATATATTGGATATAGCTACAGATGATACACATGTATATTTATTGACCAGCGACTCGTTATACATTAAGAGTGCTTCCAATGTAGATGAATGGATCTCAATTAAAAATCCAGGTATTACTAATATTGTTTGCACGGGATCTTATATTTGGGGTTCAAATATGAAAGATACGTATCGTCTTGCAAAACCAGGAACAACTGGAAATTGGATCAAGGTTTCAAATGCTAATTTAATTACATCAGGATCTTCAACTTCTTTATACGGGGTTGATTCTAAAGGAGTTGCTGTAAAAAGTGATGAAGCTTTACAATCCGGATGGTCAGCGATTCCTGAATTTATAGGATCAAAATTTACAAAAATTATAGGAGATCTTGATCAAACTGCGTTATATGGAATAGACACCAATAAACAACTCAAACGTTGTATTTTGGGCAAGTGTTATCCTGTTCAAACCGACCATCCTGCTACAAATGTCAGTGCAGATCCTGTATCAAAAACATTGTGGATGACTACGGAAACACCAGGAACAAATGGAAATATTTGGATGCTCCCTGCAAATGATACCATGAATGCAGTCAAGCCATTTGATTCTCAGCGCGATGAAGTTGTTGAAGATTCTAAAAAAGCATATACAGACGCTACATATTCTGGAATAATGTCGAAACAAATCAAAGATGTTTCTGAATTTATCAAAAATTTTTTTAAATT